CAGCGGATACCGTTCCGTGTCGGACAGGGTCGTGTCCAACATGAACTGAAGTGCGAAGCCGGACTTCCCGTAGGACTTCTCGCGGCCCTCAAGTTCCTCGTCGGGGAACCGCGTCGGTTCGGTCGGTGTGCCGATTCGCTCAGGCTGTTCGGTACAGACCTTGAGGATGGACGGGGCAAGCGCACCACCGTAATAGATGAGCTTGTTGTGAGAGGGATACCGTGAAGGCCAAATCCGGCACAGATAGCCGCGCTCATGTCGGAGCGTGTTATACAACGACATCTCCGTCTGAGGAGTGCCTAGAAAAAGTATCGTTCCGCCGGGGCTGAGGATGGCTTCGAACTCTTTGACGAGTTCAGAAATCTTGCCCCGCTGGACCTGTGTTTGACTGTTCTTCGGAGTCTCAACGTCATCAGCGATGATGACATCCGCGCGTGAGCCGGTCATCTGACCTGTGATGCCCACCGACTTCACAGACGGCGCATGGGCCGCTTTAGCCGGGGCAACGTCGAAGGCGACGTTGCTGGTCCTCTGCTCATCTCGGGGGATGAGATGCTTGAGGACCGGAAGTTCGTGGATAAGTCTCTTGGTGAATATACTGAAGCTGTCCGAGCGTTCTTTGCTTGCGGACACAACGAGGATTTTCAACTGAGGGTCTTTGAGCAGGAGCCAGCACACGAAGGCTGACGTAATCCAGCTTTTGCCGACGCCACGGAAGGCTTCGATTATAGCCCTGCGGCTGTCTGACTTCTCGTACACCCATTGAAGGTACTCAGCCATCTCCAATTGAATCTGCGTCGGCTTGGGGAGAGTGAGTCTTCCCCACACATAAATGAGGAAGTTACGGAAGTCGGCCTTTAACTTTGTTTCTAATGTGGTCATACACCCCTTCTAAAATCGTTTTTAATGGGTCTAGGAGCCACGGAGAGAAGACTTTATCTTCTCCCCGTGTCCCACACGCGGGTAATTTCAGAAGCCACGCTTGATACTACGGATGGATTCCTTGAAATTCTCAATCATCTCAAGGACTTTCGCCTTGAGTTCGGCAAACTTGCCGCCGAGCCAGCAAATAGGACAGCGCATCAGATGTAACCTTTCTGGCGTAAGCCATTGTTTTAATAGTGTTAGTGTTTAGGTTCCCCGTCAAACGGATAGTCTTCAAGGTCTTCCGGCTGGACAAAATCACCGGTCTCGCGGTATTTCTTCGGGTCCGCTTCGATGTTATTGTCCTTGAGGAACTGTCGGATGACATTGAGCAGGGCAGGGGGTGTCTGTTCCTCAATACCGATTTCCTCACCCGCCTTGTTCTTGACAACCTTGTAATGCTTGGCGTTAAGTAGATGCTTCAGCTTCATAGCCAGCGCCTCGTGCAGTTCACCAAGCGCGTCTTCTGTTGCGCGTTTCTTGGGCATACGTTTTTTACTCCACGGATTTGACATGGTTTAGTCTATCATGAATTTGAGAATGATGAGACCGGCTTGCACAACAACCGCACTGAGAATCCACCATTGGCGGTTCTTCAGTGATGTGATGTCAGCCTTTGTGTCTTCCCATTTTCCCTTACCCGCTTGACACACGGGATGAGATGCGGTATTAAATGTATCGTGGAACTTCTCAAGGTCAGTCAGTCGAGCCTCTTGGTCAGCGCACCGGGGCGCGCCGTGGTCCATGAAGGTGTCGAACTTCTTGCACAAGGCTTTCAAGTCTGAGCCTGTTTCTGCCACCTTGACGTTGAGGTTTTGAAGTTCCTTGTGGATGTCGATTTCGTAGGGCATTGTGATTGGTCCTTTTCAAATTCCATTAGATTCGACAGGCTCATTATAGATTTTCATTAGCAAACTTCTCACTTAAATCTTTAACAGAATAATCACTTCTAAACTTTCTGAATGATTTTTTATCCATTTCTTCTAATTCCGCCCATAGTTCTGGAAAGTCATTGTATAAAACACGCAACTCACCAATTCTGGACAATGGGCAACACCAACAAGAAACACGGTGGAACTTTTCATACAGCCCACCCCAATCAAGTCCTTTTGAATAACAATAATCCAAGGCTTGTTTCTCTGTTATCTTCCATTCGACAAGTGGGTATTTTATATTTCTGCCTTTATTATTTAATGTTCTTTTACTTTCATCAAAAGCAATACCATGAAATTCAACAACGGCGTTAGGAATAGAATTAACCCCGCCTCTTTTTCGTGGATTGTACTGCATTGAAGCAAGAGTCTTACGGAAGAACTGTCTCTTCAATGCAGTACACCACCTAGTGCGAAAATCGGGGAAACCGTATCCTATCTCACCTTTTCTTTTGCCTCTTGTTTTTATATGCTCACCAAACCAATAATCAAAATCAATCTTAATAATTTCAATTTTTAAAGGCTCAATCATAGCTTGAACTTTTTCAATATGTTTGTACATTTCAGGAAATTCTTTTGTAGTATCAACACAAATAACCCTATCAACTGATATTCCTTTTTCCAGCATCATCAACAGCATGGCTGTAGAGTCTTTTCCACCACTAAAACTTACTATGTTCATTATCTCTCAACTCCTTAACTAATTTCTCATTGCTGACCAGAAGTTTTGAAAGAATTTATTTTCCCGTTGTTGGCAAGCGTCTTGAGTGTGTTAATTGACATCCCAAGATATTCGCTTGCTTCTGTGATTTTATAGATTTTCATTTATTCGCTTCTCTGCAATTTCACAGTATTCTTTGGATATTTCACTACCTATCCAGTTCCTGTTATTTAGAATTGCCATTTTTGCAGTTGTTCCGCTTCCCATGAATGGGTCATAAACTATATCACCTTCATTGCTCCAGCTTATTATGTGGTCGTTTGCTAATTGTTCGGGGAATATTGCTGGATGCTTAAACGCAACTTTATCTTTTGAGCTTACCATATATCCTGAAGGATATACCCAAACATTTCCTCTTGTTTTTTCAATATTACAGCCCGAATTCTTTAACCTACTCAACATTCTGTTGTCCGAATCCGCCCTCACTGTGGAACCATCTTTATTTCTAAAAGATTTTGATTCAAAATTGATTTGTTTTTTTAGAATCTTTTTGATTTCTTTTTGAGATTTTAATTCTTTTATAGGATTGAATGTCTTTGGGATTCCCTTGCTAAAAACGAACATAAATTCAAATTGCTGGTTATACCTTACGTTAGAAGGAAAAGGGCAATTTGGTTTGGCATAAATCATAGTTTCTACACAAAAACCAACTTCTTTGAAGTATAATGCTTGTAAAAACGGTAACAATTCTTCGCTTCCATCTTTTGTTTTATCACCAACTACCCAAACAACAACACCGCCCATCTTTGTTACCCTATATAATTCTTTGGCGATAGGTTTATAACTAAATTCATAACCTTTATATGTCCGAATGTCCGAATAAGGTGGGCTTGTAACTGTTAAATCAACAAATCCGTCTGGCATCCTTGCCATTGTGTCGAGGCAATTTTCATTATAAATTTTATTTACTTCCATCTTTCATCTCCTTAACTAATTTCTCATTTGCGTCCACAATCTTCTGCATATCCTCAGTTGTCCCATTCGTTGTCCCCTACCGCTGAGAACAAGTGATAGCGTGGCGTTGCGCGGTAGTCAAACGAATGGGGTTCAGAGGGTCGGAGGTTCAGATCCTCTCGCCCCGACCATTTGAGAGCATAGGGGACAACAAGTTTAACAGACCTGTTGTCCCCTTTCTCTTTGTTAGACGTTGTCGTCCTTGACGTGGATATAGACCACCGCCGCCAGCTTCTCCAGAAACGCTTTCGCGTCTTCCAGATTACTGATGTTCTTAATCGTCGTCTGGACCTGCGCGAAGGTCGGAAGGTTCTGACTCACGGTTTGAGCCATCTGCGCTTTTTTCGCCTCACGCGCCTGCCTTGCCGCGATTTCCTTGGGAGTCTCGGCAGGGGCCGGGGTGTTGCCCTTGGCGACCCAGGCGAGATATTCCCGCCAATCGGCGTTGTCCTTACAGTCGGGGATGTAGGCCATGTCCGCAAGGCGGATGACCCCGATGCCGTCTTTCTGGATTTTGTACATGGTCAAAACTCCGCTTTCTGGATTTTGTACATGGTCAAAACTCCGCTGATAACGTAATCGTGTCGTCGCTTGAGTCTGGGCGGTACTCAAACGCCCCCGGAGTGGAGACCGTGGTGCTAAGCACGAAGCAATTCGGCGATGGGTCCGAAACCAATGGAGACGAGCAATTATAG